CAGACACCAAATAATCCTGGAAGTTTTACAATAAAATTGAACAAAAAAGGTTGACATAACGTATATTGATGTTATTGTGTATGTATAGGGTAAAACACAAGGAACATACTATGTCAGATGCACGTACACTAAGTCCGAACAAAGCAAAAAATTCACTACGTATTGCAATGCGCAAAAAACGTCCAGTGTTTCTTTGGGGGCCTCCAGGAATTGGTAAGTCAGATATTGTTGCGCAAATTACAGAAAGTTTGCCTAATAGTTGCTTAATCGATATTCGTTTGAGTCTTTGGGATCCAACAGATATTAAAGGTATTCCATATTTCGATAGTAAAAATGTTGTAATGGAATGGGGAGCTCCTAGCGAACTTCCTTCAGAAGAGTTTGCAGCACAATATGATAATATTGTTTTGTTCCTAGACGAAATGAATAGTGCTGCACCTGCTGTACAAGCGGCGGCATATCAATTGATTTTGAATCGCCGAGTAGGCAAATATAAATTGCCAGACAATGTTATTATTGTAGCAGCAGGTAACCGCGAAGCTGACAAAGGTGTTACTTATCGTATGCCTGCTCCGTTGGCTAACCGTTTTATCCATTTGGAAATGGCTGTTAACTTTGATGACTGGTTTGAATGGGCTGTTGTTAACAAAATCAATACAGATGTTGTAGGTTATCTACAGTTTGCAAAACAAGACTTATACGACTTTGATCCAAAAAGTTCTAGTCGTTCTTTTGCAACACCTCGTTCATGGTCTTTTGTTAGCGAACTACTTGACGATGATATCGATGAATTAACTACTACAGATCTTGTTGCAGGTGCTGTCGGCGAAGGTCTAGCTGTCAAGTTCATGGCACACCGTAAGGTTGCCGCTAATATGCCTAACCCAACTGATATTTTAGCAGGCAAAGTAAAAGAATTAAAAACAGATGAAATTAGTGCTAAATATTCTTTGACTGTGTCGCTTTGCTATGAACTTAAAGAAGCAAGTGATGCAAACGACAAGAAGTTTGACAACAAAGTTAATAACTTCTTGCGCTTTGCAATGGATAACTTTGAAACAGAGCTAGTTGTTATGGGCATCAAACTTGCACTTACACAATATGCATTGCCAATCGACCCAGACGAAGTTGATTGCTTCGACGAGTTCCATGATAAGTACGGTAAGTACATTAAAGCAGCACAATCTACTTGACAAATAAAGTAATGTATGCTATATTGTTTGTATAGTAATTAAGGGGCAAGATATGTTAGACTTTACATCATCATACGCAATACAAATGTCTACAAAAGATACGCAAACAAAGTTAAAACATTGGGAGCCAGATCCTAATATTACTCCCGAAGAATTAGAAACGATGCAAAAAGAAGTGCTCGATCGTATCATTACTGCTCGAGTAGGCCTTTTGCTTCGTCATCCTTTTTTCGGCAATATGGCTACAAGACTAAAAATTCAGGCAGCAGACGAATGGTTAATGACTGCTGCCGTAGATGGACGCAATTTATTTTTTAATACTCAATTTTTTAATGCAATGTCTAACAAAGAAATTGAGTTTGTTATTGCACATGAAATTCTACATATGGTATATGATCATCTGGGTCGCAGACAAGATCGTAATCCAATGCTGTATAATATTGCAGCTGACTATATTGTAAATAACCTTCTTGTACGTGATCGTATCGGTGAGAAGCCTAAGATTGTAGACTGTTTCCAAGACTTCAAATACGAAGGTTGGACCAGTGAAAAAGTATATGATGATCTGTTCGAAGAAGCAAAAAAGAACGGAGAAGAATATTTACAACAACTAGGCGAAATGCTAGACGAACATTTAGATCTAGAAGGCGAGGACGGTGACGGTAAAGATGGCGACCAGGGCGGAAACGGCAAAGGTCGTCCTAAATACAGCAAAGCTGAAATAGAACAAATCAAAGACGAAATTAAAGAAGCAATGATTGCTAGTTCACAAAGTGCCGGTGCAGGAAACACTCCTGCTGATGTACAGCGTCTAATTAAAGAACTAACAGAACCTAAAATGAACTGGCGTGAACTATTACGTCAACAGATTCAAAGCACTATTAAAAGTGACTATACCTTTGCTCGTCCGTCACGTAAAGGTTGGCATACTGGTGCTATACTACCTGGTATGAACTTTCAAGATACAATAGATTTGTGCATTAGCTTAGATATGAGCGGATCAATTGGTAATGAACAAGCACAAGACTTCTTAGGCGAAGTTAAAGGCATTATGGACGAATACAAAGACTATAAAATTAAATTATGGTGTTTTGATACAGAAGTATATAACGAACAAGATTTTAGTGCAGACTCTGGAGAAAATTTGTTAGATTACGAAATCCGAGGTGGCGGTGGCACTGACTTTATGGCTAATTGGCGTTATATGAAAGACAATGATATTCAACCTAAAAAGTTCATTATGTTCACAGACGGTTATGCTTGGGATAGCTGGGGTGATCCGGACTACTGTGATACAATTTTTATTATACATAGTCACTATGATAAAAATATGGAAGGCCCATTTGGGATTACTGCGCACTACGAGGAAGCTGCGTGAAACCATTTAAAACAAATATATATAATGTATTTGAAGTTAGACAGGTAGATTTTCCTCCTGTTAACTTTGAGTATGCTAGTATACCACTTTCTTATAATATGGTATCTGCTATAAAAAAATGGATTGAATACAATTTAAAAAGCAGATACTATATAGGAAAGTCTGTAACTTTAACAAGTGAAAATACTATAACAAATTCATTAAAAATAGGATTTGAAGAATCGAAAGAATTGTCTTATTTTATGTTAGCTTGTCCATATTTAAAATACAATTCTTAAAAAACTAATATATAATATATCAAAGGAGAAACATATCTATGACTGAAGAGACTCAAGTTAAAGAAGCCGAAGTAGCTAATGTAGAGCAAGAAGCTCCGCAAGGTCAAGGCCCAGAATTAACAATTAATGATCTTAATGCACTAAAATCAATCATTGACGTTGCAAGTCAGCGTGGTGCATTTAAGCCAAACGAAATGATGACTGTAGGACAAACCTACAATAAATTAGAAGCATTCCTAGGTGCGGTACAAAATCAAGCACAAGGAAATGCACAAGGAGCATAATAATGTTAAAACATACCGGAAGATTAAAAGGTAATCAACGTAAAGTAGTTGTCGCATACAAAGTAGTTCCAGGTGAACCAGAAAATTGTATTTGCATTACTACTGAAAATTTAGACGCAGACCAGCATGACACATTAATGCAAACTGTAGAATCTTCATCAGGACAAGAAGCATTTGAATTTGCAACTGTTATGCAGCGTACAAGATTACCAGATGGTAGAAATATGCTTGCAGCATTCCATTCACAAGGCAAAATGGTTAAATTACCTACTACAAGCGTTGAAATGACGCCTGATAGAAATACAACTATTTTGTTGAGTGAACTAAATGAAATTATTGCGCAACAGCGCGGTGTGACTGTTGGCGATCTTGCAATTACTGACAGTTCGGCAACTCAAACACAAACACAAACACAAACACAAACACAAACACAGTCTAATGAACCTGTTACAGAAACTGTAACAGACGATAACAATGTACTTTCTGACGATGCATTAGCTGCTAAATACCGTAGCGATGCAGATAGACTTTTTAAAGAAGCAAAGCGTCTAAGGGAACAGGCAGAAGAACTTTCCCCTACAAAAAAGAAAAAGAAGACTGAAGAAGAGAGTGCCTAAAAATAAAAAACACCAATTTCCACAAGAAGTCGTAGATAATTGGCCGGAGGTATTTAAAGATATCGAGATTAACTCGGTTCCGATTGAATACCTCCGATCAGTTCTTATATACTTCAAAGATGGTAATGTTTGGGATGTAGACATTGCTAAAAATAAAGAAAAAACACTATCTACAGGAGAAATCGAAGAAAGTATTGAACAATTACTAGAAGAATATGACGAACATATACGAAATGTAGATTTTCAGCTCGATGTAGAAAAAGTTAAAAGAGATATTACTAGAAGAACAAAGTATTTCCTTAAGAAAAGAAAATAATAAATTCATAAAAGGCATAAATACATGTAACTAAGTATACCAGGAGTTACGAGAATGGCTTTACGTCTAAGACGAGGAACAGATTCAGAAAGATTATTAATTACACCTGCCGAAGGTGAATTAATTTACACAACCGATACAAAAAAACTATATGTAGGCGACGGTGTTACAGTAGGCGGTAATCCAGTTGATACCGATACTGACACAGACACAAATGTAGATGTAGCAAATGCACTTGCATCATTAAGTATAAATGACTTAGGAGATGTAAATGCAGACAGTGCTGTTGCTAACACAGGCGACATACTAGCATATGATGCTGCTAGCGGTGATTGGCGTGCAACTCCTCCTGGTGAACTTACAGAGTTGAACAGCCTTTCAGACGTAAATCTAACAGGTGTACTAGACGGTGAAGTTATTGCATTTAATAGTGCAAGTGGTAATTTCGAGAATCAGCAAAATACTTTACTTAATTTAAAAGATTTTGACGAAACAACTACAAGAAAAGCTAATTCTGTAATTGTATATAACGAATCTACTGGCTTCTATGAGAACAGTGATGTAATTAAAGTAGATTTGTATGGAGACGATAGTTCCATACTTGTAGATGCATCAACTAATCAGTTTTTTGGTATATTCAACGGTACTCTTAACGGAACACATGTAGGAAACTTACAAGGAAATGTAGAAGGCGGTGATGTACTAGCAAACAACGGCTCTACTATTTTAACATCAGGAACTGACGGAACAGATGCAGTTTTTACTGGCTCAGTTGATGGTGTTGTAAATGGTGAATTAGTTGGATCAGTATTTGGCGAAGATAGTACACTATTAGTTGATGCATTAAATGGCTTTGTAACTGCCGAACTAAATACAGACAGATTAGTATTACCTAGCGCATCGAATGATTTTGTAGTAGAAAAAAACAATGACACTTCGGCTTTGAGGCTATCAGCGGTATATACAACAGACGAATCAGCAAGCACATCCACATGGGGACAAATATTATTTGAACTTAATGACTCAAATGGACAAACTACCCCAGGAATAATTGGTGGTCAAACTAGTGGTATATATATTGGAACTGATCCTACTGGTGCTTTTGCAGACTTTGGCAAATTTTCACAATTCAAAGAAGGTGGCCTAAAACTAGGAGGATTTAATCCTGCCGAAAAACTTGATGTAGAAGGAAACGCAGTAATAAGCGGATTTGTGCAATTTGGCAGTCTTACAACAACAGATCGAAACGGACTAACGGCTGCTGCTGGTATGGTTATTTGGAATGAAACTACTGCACAGTTTGAAGGTTTTGACGGTACTAACTGGATTAATCTAGTAGATGGCGTTACATCACCGTAATAGATATTAGATGCATACATTGCAGAAGTAAATACGCAAAGATTTGATTACGTATGATTCCACGCTGGATTGAAATAGATTGTGATTATGATAAAGAAAAACTTCTAGCTATATGGCTAGAACACAAAGATAATGCTTATGTGTATCATAACGAAGAAGCCGATGAACCTCAACCAGTCAAAATTTTACCCCTCTCTAAACTAGAAATACCATATTTAAAAGAACTACAAAGCAAATTTAAATATTCTGCTACTTCATTATTTGTAGCAAGTAGCGGCTATCATCCTCATATTGATGATAGAAGAACTTGTGTTGCAAGTTTTGAAGTTTTTAATGAACACAAAGTTCCATTAAAATTTTATAATCCAGATGAAGAAGCTAATAACATAAATCCAATCATATGGAATACCGCATCTTTACATGGTTCAGAAAAATCGCCATCTGAACGAGTCTTTTTTCAAGTTGAAATGGAAGACGATAAACCATTTGAATTTTATCTGAAAAAATATTTAGAAGACGGGTTATTTGTTTGATAATTTAAATAATAGTCTTTGAAGGATAGCTTTTATATACATTGCTATAATCAAGAGCTATTCTATGAAGCACTCTTTCTTCCATTTTATCAAACTCCCATCTTTTATGAATACTCATCCACTGATCTGATAAAATAATCTGGCCATCTACCCAGTCATGGTGATAAGCATAAGATTCATCTTTTAAAATTTGGTGAACCAATTCGGCGTGTATTTCTTGAAATTCATCTTCATTTAAACCATCCATACCGAATACTTGATAAAACGGATAATACAATCCAGTAATTCCGGCTTCTGTAGTCATTACTAAATCAAAAAGATTATCTTTGTTCACATGATCGTGAAACCAAGGTGTGGTACTATATCTTCCTTTCTCATATCCAAAATAGCATTTTAAATTTGAAATAGATTTTTGCAGAGTTTCTGGCATGCCTTCATAAACTTTTGCCATATTAATAAAACTTGTTCTTGAGCCCTCCATATGCTCTGCACCATACATCCAAACAATAGGCTGTCTTGCTTTATTACTTGCCATATTAGCATGCCATTCTAAAGCACTTGCGTGGCCAAATAATCCTGGCTCACCTCTATCATCTTTCTTACCTGTAACTCTAATAACACCTTCATGCAAATAAATGCTACGTGTTCTCTTTTTATCTTTTGCTTTCATTACAGCACCAATCACCTCGGCAATGCGCAACTGCTCTGCTGGTTCTATAAATTCTGGTTCAGGAAAAACTACAACAGTTTGTTTTGAAAGAAGTCGAGCTACTTCAATTATCTCTTCGTCAGTCAGAGATGTAATAGGATTATGAACTTGTAAAGTCCAGCCGTTATCATCAAAACTTATTTCCATTAGATATTCATTTCTGTATAAGGAAAATCATGTACCGCTAATCTAAATAACAAACGATCTTCTGTTGGTTCTTCTACCCAATGAACCTTTTTTGTATTTAGAATAAACATATTGTTATACATTACTCTCACTTCACCATCATCATCTTTAATTCCAAGCGCCCCAGTATTTTTAGATAGAGGCATAAGGAAGGCAATCTCAGAATGTACATCTGCATGTTCTGGCATACTTCCGCCAGCCTTTACAAGAAAGAAATCTAAGCGGAAATCTTTTGTTTTGATGCCGTATTTTTTAAATTGCCCAAGTACAAATCTACGTAATTTTGTATCATGCATTTCTGGCGGAATATGCTTTACGTAAAACTTTTTCATCAGTTCTCCGCCTGTGCATTCTGGGATCTTTTCTCCATAATGCTCAAACGATTCCACATAGTCTAATTTATCATAATATTCTTGAAAAAAATCCATTCCAAGATTTACATCTGTTTGTATTCCATATTGTTTCATTTGTCTCTCCACGCTATATACTGCCAAGAACCTGGATAAGTTTGATACAGATCATCAGTCATTGTCCATTTAGCTGTACTTCTCCTATTTAGTTCATCTACAAATCTTTTAAAATATCTTGCCTGCCTCGGCTCTCTTGATATTATAACTTGATTATCTTCTAATAATAATTGATGTTCGACCATTGCTCTGATAGTAGGTCTAAATAGTTCTCTAGTAAATTTTACTCTATTTTCCGGAACTTGATAAAGTCTAGACAGTATCCTTGAACCTTGAAGTATATCTTGAATCCCTGAAAATCCTACAATTTTTCCGTCTCTCTTCATAATAGAAATTACTTTTAGTCTTTCTATATGTTCCATGTTATAGTTTTCTGCTAACCAATGCGTATCTTTAATTCCATGTAATAATTCGTCTATGTTAGATAAATCTTCTTGTGTAGGTTTCCTAGTCCATACTTCGGCTGGTCTAGTGTCATCTTTAGTAGGTTGAGGTGTATATAACCAATCGTCTATTTTCTGTATAAGCAATGCTGTGTACTCTCTATTCCTGTTTCATAATCTGTTTGTATCACCTCGCCGAACTGCTTCATATAGTCAGTGTGGTGCGCAACTAAAAAATACCAAACATTATTCATGCGTGGCATATCTTCTAAGCCTTCGTACACTATTACGTCTTCTGGTGTCGCAACAACATAAGCATATTCTTTATTATAAACCTGATCAAAAACATCAGGTCTATCTTTTAATCTATAATTAAGTGCTCTCCTTAACATAAATTCGTTATCGGTAGGAATGAATGTTGAATACAATGGTGATTGAATTTTTTGTATATATCTTTTCATTTCGGATACAGTCATATGCGTAAAGATCGAGAACATTAACGTCACGTCTGCAGGTAGATCTAATTCTTCATCTTTACCATTTTGCCAGTACTGATGATTGTAAGCATCTAAATGATGCCACTCGTATTCTGGCCAAATATGCCGATTTTTTTCTATGAGTTCTCGATCGACATCTACACCCACATACTCAAAATCGCACTGCTGGTACTTTAACATGTTTCCATGATTGCATCCCCAGTCAACAACACGCTTTCCTTTTAA